CAATGTAGGGCTTGGTTCTTTATAAGGTAAGAAAGAAATGTTTTCTGCTATAGTTCCGCCTGGAACATCTACATCTCTAAACTCACCTGGCATTATAGGTGTGTCATCACCTTTAATTCTTAAACCTCTGGTTTTTAATCCGCCTGGAAGATTTGATAAAGTACCAGCGTCAATAAGTTGTCTTAATAAAGAAGTGGCCGATCTACTTAATCCACCAATCATATGTATTAATCCAAATCCATAAAAACCTATTCCAGGCAAATATTGATAATGAACAAAGTGTTGAATTCTTCTTTTCTTAGGATCGCCTTCTTCATAGTTTCTTCTAATAGCTAAAACTTTAGCACTCGATTTATCAACAGTTACTATATAAGGAAGAGCAATACCTGTGGGCTCACCATTTACCGTATCTTCAAAGCCAGGAAGGTCAAGGTCAACTTGCATTTCAAGAATAGTGTAACGGCCATCATTATCATACTCTACGCTGCTTTCACCTGTTAATTTGTTATATTTATCTGTTATTTCGTCAATATCAGGGCTTGGATTAGGTAAATCACATTCTTTAAAGA